ATTTTTCTAATTCTTCTTGGGTCGATGTAGATGAGTTTTTGAATACCATCTCTAGGATTATCTTTATCAATGACTACATGATAATACATCCTACCATCTATATACCATTTACGAAAAATGTCAGCGCCATCATTGCCAAAGTTCAAAAGTTTTAAAATATTTTGAAATTCATCTCGAATTTTTTCTTTGATTGCGTCTTTTTGTTCTAGATCATCGAGAATGATGCTGACTGATTTAGATTGTTTATCGTGCACGACAGCTTCGTTCGTAATGTCATCAATTGCTGATTCTAGTTCTGGCTGAATTGCCATCGTGCGATATTTTGTGACGAGATCAATTTCAGATCGATATGATCCGTCGATGTCAACAAAGAATCCATACGATCCAGTCGTAGCAATACTAACAGAACCATCATCCGCAACTGGTGTGATTGGTGTCTGTGTCTCTACATCGACTTGTTCTTTGTCGCGTACAAGTTCAAATCCAAATAATTTAATTGCCAAATTCGTGCTCCAATAGATATGGGGGAGGAAAATCCTCCCCCTCTACTTATACTACATCATTAAACGAGACTGCCAAGAGTACCGAGAACGCTACTCACGGTACTATCAGCATCAGGTGTTGTCCAATACTGGTACACAAAGGTAACTGAGAATTCTTCAACCTGATCGTTTGCTGACCAATTAACTTCGATTGGAGAAATATCGATAGGGAACATTCCGTAGAAATCATATTCCTTGATTCTATCTCCGCGCTTACCGTATTGAACAACAGAAGCATCGACTCCATATCCACCATCCACAATACTTGCTTGCGGATTTCTAATGTTCTGAACTGGATCGTTAATATTGGCAATCCATCTTTCCAATGAATTCCGAATAACGAAGTCTTCGTCGTTGATTACGTTGACTGTCCACTCGGGATATGTTCTGTTGCCTGCGAGCTTAACTTCTCTACCAAAGTAAAACACAGGAGCCTGACCGATAGTTGTTCCTGGCAGCTGCGCTGTGTTACACATAAATCTAAACTTCTCGTCGACTCTACCTTGCGATTTAGCGAAGCCAGGAAAATTCATCCTGACTTCAAAAAGGTTTGGTCTCGCGCCATCACCAGTTATTTGTTGACGAAAGTCGTTTACATTGAACGCCATGTTATTCTCCTATAGGATTCTATTAAAACTTACCAACGATTTCATTGAATTCTACACCAGTTCTAACCGCAACGAAGTTCAACTGAACGAAGTTGATGCTTCTAGCAGGCTTGATGTAGATATCGCCAACAAACTCATTTCTATCAATAATATCAGCAGTGTTATTTGACTCATCACAAACAACTCTGAAGTCATAAATACCACGACGACCTTGTACAGTTCTCAGGAAGGGTTCAACCAAACTTACGAACTGCGCTCTGGTAAATTCATCATTGAATTCGAACAGACTTGCTCTTGCTGCTATTGCGATCGCCTTTTCAAGAACGATAAACAATCTTCTGACGTTGATTCTATCAAACGAAGAAGGCTTGTTAGCAAAGGTCTTATCGCCAAACAGTAGAGTTCCTTCTCCTGGTAAGGAAACAACAGGGTTAACACCAGCCTTGTAGAGTACATCTCTTTGAGTTTGGTTTGGATTCAGGAAAAGTTTAACAACATTCTTGATCGCTCCTCTCTGGAATCCTGCAGGCGAGAACCAAGGATCTCTTTCCCTATCCGTTCTAGCACAAAGACCAGCGATATCACCATTGAGTGGAACCCAACGATATCGGTCATTATACTTGTCATACATCTGCTTCCAACCACTATCATGAACAGTATAACTGCTTCTTGATAGGGTAAGCGCAGTATTTTTTACGCTAGTTGATGGATCAGTTTCATTTAGATCTGAGAAAGTTGGAGATATAAATGCAACACAATCTTTTCTGCTTTCAGCAATATCAGTAAGATTATTTACAACAGTAACTCCTCTATCATGACCATCAGCAGCGATAATCAAAGAAATATCGATATTTTCTTTGTCGTTGAAAAGATCATATGCTGTATTCAAAGATCCTGCGGTAATGTTACCATCAGAACCATCGCCGAATCTCTTAGTGTATACACCACTAGCACCAAATGTGGTGTTAAGTGCATCATCACCCCAATTCGTTACAGTAGTTCCCAGTGGAGTTGTGCCACTTGGGTGATTCCCCCAATACACATATTTTGATTTATTATACAGAACATCTCTGTAGTAATTTGTTGATCCATCGTCTGTTCTTGCATCACCAGCTTTTGATACATAACCAAATTTCTCTATAACAGTGTTTGGTGTTCCCGTGAACAGACCACCAGCATCAACAACTACAATATGCATTTCGTCATTAGCACCATTTTTACCAGAAACATATGTAGAAGTTCCAGGAGCACTGTCAAAAAGATTAGAGTATGTCCAACCACTAAAATCAGCTTCTGATGGGCAAATGGAGATTTGTAAAGAATTGCCTTTTGCTCCAGCATATCTTGCAACGAAGAATGTGTTCGCGTAAGCAGTAATACCATCTTCATAATATTGATTTAAATAAGATTCTTCGTTGGTGATTAAAAATCCGCTTGCATTACCACCAGCGTCTTCTGTTCTTGTTCTGCTATAATTGACGTTATCATAAGATGTCGTAAATGCGGTATTGACATTCAATGAAGTGTTATTAGTTATGACGGTAACCGTATAGTTATTACCATCAATTACAATTCTATCACCAACCGTGAAGTTTGTTGTAAATGCTGTATTAATTCCAGTTACAGTGACGTTCACACCACCAACAGAAGAATTGTTTGTGCTTACAACCCTATTATTACTCGTGGTGTTACCCAACACTACTGTATTTGCGAATAGAGTATTGGCGTCAGCGGTCGCATTTAATGTTGAAGTTGTGTTTACAGCTCTAACAACAAGTAGGTCGTTAGAATATGCTAAGAAACTTGCAGCTGTAAAAAATACGTTCGCTGTGCTATTATCTGGTGCACCAAATCTAGATACTAAATCTGTTTCGCTTGTAACTTGGGTGATTGAACTTGCAGGACCCCACTTAAAAGCACCAGCAATGGCGCCAGTAGATACTGAGACCGCTGGGATTGACGCAGTTAAGTCAATCTCAGATACATTTATACCAGGTGAAACTTGAAATGCCATTTTATTCTCCTAATTTAATGGAAGGCGCGCCATTAACATTATTTATAAAATAACAATTTTAGTCATTTACAGGATTCACCACGAACCAAACCTCATTTCCCATTTTCGTCAATTGCCTATCTATCACTCCATATTTATCTTCAAATTCTTGTTCGTATGTCGAAAATATTGGCGCCACTAACTGTTGTTCTCTTGCTTTCATTTCTTCTTCATATAATCTTTTTCTCACGTCAACACTGGTAAGTTCCCTGAAGAATGGTTGAGTTGCCAACCAACCAAACAACACGAAACACATAACCATATCGTCATGCTTACCATCTTCTGCTGCATAAGTTCCATTCTTCTTCAGAATAAAACATGAAAATTCTTCAATCACTTCAAAGTCGTTAATGACGAGTTCATAACTTTCAATCAATGCTTTGATTGAGTTACAACCAATAGTTTTAGTTCTCTTGGTCGTGCGAATACCCATCGTTCTTGTTTTGTTCAACTCTGAAATCGTAGCATCGCCTCGACTCTCTTCAGTGAAGAACATGTTCTCATACTCCAGGTCGTGATAAAGAATATCTGCAACCTGTCCACCAGAATCATTATTTTCAATCAACAAATAGGCTTCGTTGTAATACTTTGCGGCTTGGAATATGACGTTGGGAAACAACAATGGTGAGATGAATGCATTCTTATATTTAGCCACCATCTTGTATGGTTTCTGAGTGATGTCAACGACAACAAACGCAGAAGCATCAAGACCATTTCCTCTTGCTGTATCCGCAATTAAAACATAGTTATGATCTCTGACAACTTCCTCGTGAATGTCCATCCCATCCAGAATTTGCATAATTGCTTCTGAGAATGTCATTCTCTTCAGTGCAGTTCCAGAAATCAATGTGCCAGAGCTTCCTAAGAATTCGCACTCAACTTCTTGTAGATACTTCTGCTCTCCCAGTGCATTTCGTTGATCCTGCGCCCATGCTTCATCTCGACCAGGAACATCACGCCAGTTCGCTTCGAAGTATTTGAAACCATTTTGATTGTTTGTTGCATCAGTCCACATTCTATAGAAGTGATTCATGCCATTTGGCGTTGATGAAATAAGAATC